TCAGAAAAAAAGTTTTGAAAATTGGTCTGTGGCATAAGCTGAGACCTATGTGTGTGCTTTCCCTTTAAAAATATACGGGGGAGGGTTATTAAAAATTATCGTTCATTTTTTTGAAAATCAGGCACATCTTTTACATTTTTTATGGGGATTACATTTTTAGTTTTATTTCCGTAACCAGTTCCATAATAAATTTGTTCCCACTTAGTTTTCCTTGTGTGGCATTTGCTACAACAGAAAGCCAAGTTATCCATGATGGTCTTACCATTCAAGTCAAACTCAACTGGCACGATGTGATCCACTATCTTACCAGTTCTTACTCTGTTGTGTGCTTTGCAGTACTGACAAAGGAAGTTATCTCTACGTCTTACTACATCACGTATAGACTTCCATTGCTTGCTTTGATAGAACTTATTCTGCTCTACTTTAATGTCGCTATACTCACGCTTACGTTTGTTATAGTCCTTATATCTTTTTGTATTATCATTACGATTAGTCCATCGCTCTCTGCTTGCTTGATATGCTGCTTCTTTATCAGCGTGCTTAGTACAATAGTGTAGTGGTCTAATAACTACAGCGTGGCAGTTAGGCTCACGACAACGTCCAGTCATTGGCATTCTATTTCCTCTTTTCTATCTATCCCATTCATTGTTTCTGTTGCTCTAGTGATAATCTCTTTCACTTGCTTACGGGTTGGGTTGGTATGATTTCTAACAGTACGTTCGCTTATCGAGTAACGACTTGCGACTTCTGATAGTGTTAAGCCTTTCATGTATCTAAGCCTGATCATCTCTATCTCATCCTCACTCAATGAATCAAACAGCTCTGTCATTGCATTCAATACAATGCGCTGTGGTGTGAGGTTGTCTGTGCTGTCTATCCTATCCGTTAAGCGTTTCATCCCGCCCGTAAAATAAAGCCTAATATTGAATTTAACTTCATTCATCATGTCATCCCTCTTAAACAAAAAAGTACCTCCACAATTAGAGATACTTTCCTGAACTTATTATACCACTGCCCATCTCTGGGACTTATGATAGTTCTATTATATCATGCTTTGGCTATAATTTCTTTAGCTTCCTTCATGAGTTTACCTATCTTTGAAGTAATCTGATAAGCGGAAAGTCCTGTCCGTTTTGTAGTCTCTGCAATACTTAATAGTTCAACGTACCTCAAACATAGTAATGCTATGCTGTCAGTATCTGCGGTATCAAATATTTCATCAAGATTATTTAATAGTTTAAGAAGTCTTGGTAAGTTACCTGCTTCAGCTTTTGTCTTTTCAATATAAGACTGCCTGCTTTGAGCGCTTAAGTATAATGTTCCTCTAAGATACCACCTTACAACATCTTTAGGCCTTCCCCAATAATATCTGATTGTCATATATTTATCCGTCATGATTCCTTTATAATAACAAGAAAGCCTGATACTTATAGGCTTTCTCAGCTCGAAATTATGGATGATTAAACTCTTATCGGCGTGGAGTATAATAGCCAGGATAATTTGTGATCAGCCCGTCATCAAGCAAATATTCCATCAATTCATGTTGAAAAGTAGAACTAATCAACCGAGCCATTCTAAAGTAATAAAAGTTTTTGGCTTCAACTAACGGATGGAGGGAATTACCAACGGACTGATCATAATTATTTTCTTTCAAATAGTTCACAATCTCAATGGCTTTATTTCGAGATTCTTCCACTTCTTTACCATAAGCCTTTAATTTTCGTTTTAAAGAATTATCAATTAATCCCTCAATCAATTGAGATTCTGTTGTACTCAAGTGTTCTTGCGAGCGATTAGCCTCAGCTCTAATAGAATAACTGGTTTCTTCATTATTCCAGAATTGATGAAGTGCTTCTTTTTGTTTGGTAAGATGTTCCGTCAGTTCATCAAGTAAAACACGAGCATCTCGTTCTTTAGCCATTTGTGCAAGGGTCGCATCAATATCAGGCTGTTGTTTATCTACTTTCATATTCTCAAGTTTTGTGCTTAACTCATTGACTAAGGCTTGCGTTTTTTCAACGGCTTGAACCAGAGGAATTGATTGTGCTTTTAATTCTTTTGTTTTTTCTTCAATATGACGAATGTCCATTATTATTTCTCCTTATGATTAGTTGTTGTAGGTGTAGCTGCAGTATTGATATTTCCTTTTTGATCTGAGATCGCTGTAAATGAACCTGCCACAAAGGCTTCTGTATCCGTAAGCTGAACATCAAAGCGGTCAATCACACGAATTTTAGTCGTATCCGTTTCAAAGGCACCTCCTCCAATATTGGTTGGAAGTAGTGACATGTTTTCACGGTCAAATAAAGTCATGGCTTGTTTAAAGTCTCCATAATAGAGCGGATAAAGCGGACTGCTTGCTTCTCCACCGCTTGGAAGCCAATGATCACTGATTTCAACCACTCGTTTTCCTTTGATTAAATAGCGATCAGGTTGAACGGGGTCAGGTTGTAACAAATAATTACCTAGCGCATCTTTAACTAAAGTAAGTTGATTGAGTCCGCTCGTGTTGGTAATTAAAATAGAAGTTGTTTTAATTGCTGGATCGACTGCAGTATTAATCATAGTGATAATATCATCAAAAGTAGAGAGGGCTGGTTTTTTAGGAGCTGCTTGCATGAGTGAGATGATTTCTTTATTACGAGAAACGACGACTTTCTTAGCAATCCAACCCGTCAACCATGACATAATGTTTTCGGCACTATCTTTAAGTAAGGAGTTGGTCGCTGTTGTGATTCCTCCATAGCGCCCAATTTGATATTTAACAAGCTTAAGATTGGGATCATCATTGGCTCCAATGGTTTCATCTTCGCTATCTAGTTTTGTGAGTGGGGTAATATTTGTCCATTTCTCATAAACACGAGAACCTGATGCAGTAGTTACATTTTCAACATTGACATATTGCTCCATCACATCATACTGACGCTTTAAGACATTAATGGAAGTTCTTAGATCTTGTGGAATGGTTAAACCAGCCGCTTCGCCTGATTCATCTTTAGAGGAAGTGACTAGATTTGTGATTTTAGAATCGCCTCTCATTAAGGCTTTGAAATCTGAAATGAAAGATTGATCGGTTTGGTTTTCTCCATTTCCTAAGGGAAGTTGTCCGCTTGAGCGAAGATGAGTAACTTGCGTCGCTTGTGCTTCGACGACTTGATTTCTAAGTGCATCACAACGGGCTTGTGCATGATCTCTCTTTGCGGTTAAATCTCTTAAGGTTTGAGCTGAAAAGTTTTCATTTTTGAGCATTTGATTGATTTTATCATTATAATTTTCTACTTTTTCGCCTGCTTCAATCCACAGCTCATTGAGTGTATTTAGTGTTTGATTCATTGTATTGATTCCTTATTTTCTATTGGTAAATATATACTATAATCGGAACTACAGATAAAGCCTGTAACTCCTTTTGTTCATTGCGTTAATTGCTATTTTTATAAATGAGTTAAAACAACCGCTTTTGTTGGAGACCTTGCTCTCATAATCTTTCCTTTCTTATTCTTCTAATTCAAAGCCAATTAACTCTGCGATATTATCCAAAGCGTTGATATTCATATCAGCCAAATCTTTAGCTGTGATTTCTGTACCGTTTGTGAACCGTGGCACTTCATGGATATCATCTTTAAACATGGAATGATTGAGCGCATGCAAGTCTTGAAGCTGTGCTTTGAGTGCAAGCTCTTGCGGTTTGTTTTCACTTCCTGCTGAAAGGCTCATATCATTCAATCCTAGCGCTTTAATCAAACGTTCAATACTATCAGTCAATAGGTCTGAAAAGACTTGTACATTATTACCTGATATTTCATGAGGAGTAAAGGTCAGTTCTTGAATTTCCTCAATGATTGACTTTACTGTTTGTTGTGGTTCATTGTTTTCTTCTTGTTCATGTAATTTAATTATGCTCATTTTTTTCTCCTATTTTTTAGGGGGCATTTGATTTCATGGGGGCATTAATAAATGCCCCCTGAAAAGCTCAATAGTACCAACGCTTGACAAGTTTTGAAAGCGGTATTTCCAAAGGGGGCATTTACTTTGAAAACTTTACTATGTGTCCGTGATAAGCAAGCCCTTTTTATAATTAACACTAACTATTATTTTACTAAGATATAAATGCCCTAATGCCCCTTAGTATTTCGAAACCCTTATATAATAAGGGGTTTCGAAGGGGGCATTTACGGGGGGCATTTTAATTTTAGGGGCATTTAATTTGCCCCCTATTCTCTTTTATAACCCCTCGTCCCCTTCCGTTTAGATTTTTGCCAGCCATTCTTATTATTCATCGAGTTCTTGAACTTAGAAACTATTTTTGCGCTTCCCTTACCAGTCTCAATCCCCATCGCTTCCCAATAGAAATAGGTAGCCGTCACAAACTCTCTTGGTTTGATTTCCCCTCTAAACTCATGTTTAGGTGTTTCTCCAGATTGAAGAATAAAACCAATATAGGCTCTCCGCTCGTGCATTCTTGTATTATTTCCTTGTGCTTTATAGAAATCTGTAGGAATCGGAATTTCAAGGTACTGTTCAAGTAATTCTTCTTGTTCATCAAAATATTCATAATCTGACCGTTCCAAATTGAGTTGCTTTTCTTCCTCCTCTGAGAGTTTAAAACTGAACCCTTCCTTGTAGTAGTGAACCATCTCGCCCCATATTTGGCGAACTGTGGCATCATCTAAATCAGAAACAGGATGATATTTTTGTAACTCTTTTGAACAATGAACGGGTAGAAACCGCCTTGCCCCTGTTCTGTCTTTTTGATATTCTTCATGGTTGGTTGTCCGAGCAATGACAAAGTTTTTGGCATAATTTTCTACCTTTGTGCCATAGGGCGCCCTGAAAGAAAGCACGGTTTGGGTGATAAACTTCTTTAAATCCGCAAAGGGTATTTTATTACTGATTGCCATTTCATCATCATTCACAATCAAAGCACGTAACATCATAACTAATTGGTCTTTATCATCAAAATTTTTCATTGAATCTGTGTACCAGCCTTGCCCCATCTTAGTAAGAAAGGTCGTCTTTCCCGAACCTTGGCCTCCTACCAAATCCAAAACAAAGTCAAACTTATCATGAGGACGATAAACCTTACTGACAGCTCCAACAAAAAACAGTTTGGCCATTCGTTCGGTTAAATCACTTTCTTTCGCCCCTAAATAATCAGGAAATAGACTTCTTGCACGTTTGACCTTATCCCAATTCTTGTAACAGTCTTCCATGAAATCTTGAACAGGATTATATTTATTTTCGTAAGCAATTTTATTAATCACATTGACTAAAAGCCGACTATCAAATAAAACATCATACTTTTCTTCAAAATGTTCAAGAATAGCCGTAATATAAACCTCTTTTAACCCGTCATTCTCAATCTCTACTCCTCTCAACTTGAAAGGGGTTCTGATTTCTATTTCTTGTGTAAAAGAATTGAACACAAATTGATTTTTTAAAATGTTGTCATTTTCTATGGCGATTCTTATGTTTTTTAAAGAATTTACTTTTGGTTTACCATACTGATTGACGGCAAAATTTTCAGCTTCAAATTTAACTTTAACGATTTTATCGCTCTGAGGTGGTTTTATTTCTTGTTTTTTATTGTCAGCTTTTGCTTTTTCTGCTTCGTAGCTGTTAATCATGGTTTGGAAATCATCATCTACACTAGTCACTCAACACCTCCCTTTCTTTTTCATCAAAATATTCATCCGCAAGACCTATAAAATCAGCCAGTAAGCCTTGTTTCTGAGTCCCGTCACAAGTCGCTTCAATTTCTGAAACAGCCCACATCATGAGATATTTATAGTTATAGCCGTGTTTCTTTCCTAAAATAATAAACTTCATCATGTTCTTACTATTCAAGAAGCCCTGATGCATCACGATTTCATCTTTGAATTTCTCGAAGGCATTTTGTCGATAAACGGTAGCGACTTTTTCAGATTGATCACGCTGCAGCTTATTAAGAAACTTCATAAATTTATTGGATGGATGCGCTGGATGTTTATAATGCACTTTTTTATACCCTTGTTCTTGATATTTAGAGGTTAGAAAGTTAAAAATCTCCCAATGTTGGCTCACACTGATATCAAGAACCGAATCAAAATGACCACTAAAGCTCATATTATTAGGGACAAGATAAACATATTGATAGAAATCTTCTTTCTCCAAAATGAGTGTCTCTCCTGCACCTTTCATCAGTTTTTTAGCTACTATTTTATTTAGGCGAATTGTTAATAGTTCCATATCTCCCCTAATCAATCATTTCATCTAACCAGTCAAGTGAGGCACTTCGAACGCCCATGACCGCTTTTAGAGTGCTATAAGCCATATTTTCTTTTTTCGTAATGCCTTTGGTGCGCTCCTCTTCATTAGTAGGGGCAAAATATCCGATATTATCAATTGAGCCAATAGCACAACCCTTCCCTTGCAAAAATTCAATTCTTCCTTGTAATGTCCGTAAGTCCACATTCAGAGACTGAGCTAACATTTTACCGTTGATTGCTCTATCAATTCCTTTGTGTTCTGCCAATATTTTAATAATATTCTGATCAATTTTTTGTAAGTCAGTTATCTTCATTGAGATACCCCCAAATTCTAGTAATGGTTTCTAAAAATTGCTCATAGCTTGCTCTCTGTCTAGCTTCGCCAATCAAGGCAAACATTAAAACAGTCATAGCTTCGTTGCTTGTATCGCTGATAAGATACTCTAAATTGTCCTTATTGCTTTCATTTTCAAGGACATCAATCGTAATTTTCATGGCTTAGTTTCCTTTATTTGTAATTTCATAATAGCCAGCTCTTTACCTAAAAAGGGAACTGTCTGCGTGCATAAGTTGCTTTTCACTCCGCTGGGTAAGATAATACCTGTACTTGCTTCGAACTGCTGTATGAGGTCATATTTAACCGCTCGTGCGTTGTCAATTATCTTAAACGGGTGTTTACCTGCTGGTCTAAAACTATTCCGTCCGTACCGTTTTATAGACGTGTAACCTTGGTGGTGTTCAATCATTTTGCCACCTCGTCAAAGAGACTGATTTCTCCACCATCTTTTTCGCCCTCAAATCGGACACCGTGCTTGTATTTACGAACTTTAAAGCTGTAATCAACCGTGCCTGTGTTTGCATTCAATGGGTCTATTTTTTCGATTTGCTTGTCTGTAAGTTCTGTATGATAGACTTTTAAACTTCGCAACCCTACGCTATCAATACCAGCCACATAAGGGCAAGCTCTAATAATATTTTGCATTTTCAATCCTCTGATAAAAGTTTGCCTTGCCCCCTTACTTATCCCAAGAAGTCCAGTTTTTCTTTTCTTCTGCCATTCCTGCTTCGTACATTCTTCGAGTTACGAGTGAATTAAATTCACGGCATTGTCTTGCCACGCTTCCGCCTGATATATCTTTCATTGCCTGATTTTTTACGGTGTCATAGAGTTGCCAATAATTTTCAAATTCTTCGGTTTCTTTTTCAAGCCATTTTGTAGGTTTGTGAGCTTTTTTACCACGATTAAATCCTACGCTGTAAGCGGTCATTAACGCTTGGTAGATGTTGTGTTTTTCTAATTTCAAACCGTCTCGTTCTTCAAGAAAATTAAGAGAGAGAAATAAATCTTCAAATACTGGGTTAAATTCTGTATAATCGCATTGCTTTGCGACTGCTTGTTCGATTTCTGCACGTACATTCAATTTTTCGTCTATTGTTGCCATTTTCTTACCCCTTAACCATTTCTACTTGAATATCGTTTTCTAAAGTTGTGAAAGTCACTACTGATTGACCGTCAAACAAGCGGTAGACGTACTCATTAAGTTGGATAAAGTGTCTTGCTTTGGCTTTTAACAAATCCATAAGTTCAAAGGCTACGGTGTCATCCAAGATATAAGTTTCTTTGTTTGCTGTATTATTCATTTGTTTTTATTCTCCAATTTGTTATAATTAGAGTAAGAAAAGCTCTACAAGGCTTGCCTTACTTATAGTTTAAAGTCGTTTATCTGGGGAGATGTTCGGCTTTTTTTGTTGTTATTATGGATTTAATAGTTACTGTATCAAGAGGCATATTTCTTCCTACTTTTTATAACTTTTATAGCGAGTTGCTTCTTTCCACTCTACAAAATCTTTAAATACTTCTTTATTGATAAATACAAGTCCGTGAGTTGGATTAAGTACGCCTTTTTTAAATTCAGGTCGATCTCTCATTTCTGTGAGCCAAGCTGTTAATGTGCCTTTAGTTAAGCCTTCCCACTTCTGCATAAGATGCTTTTTGTCACACCATTCTGCGTCTTCTGCATTTTCAACAGGTAAGTATGTTATTTTTGCGTATGGCATATTGCATCTCCTTTCTTAACGCAATTTGAAATCATCAATGATTTTAAGAATGACTTGATGTGCTTTAGGTGATTGAAGATGACCTGAAAGAATATCAATCATCACGTTTTTAGCTACTCCATACTTGGCTGCTAAACTCATTTTTTCGATTCCTGTTTCTTCAATGAATGAATTAACAAGTCTTAGTCCGTTGTCACTTGTTGGCATTTTATACCTCCGTATATATTTTTGTATAAGAAAAAGTTAGCATTTCAGAACATTAATGTTTGACATATCGTAGAAAAAGTTCTACAATTAATGCATAGTTAAAACACCTAACAAAAGCTCTATAAAACATTCTTGGCGGAGCGTTTAAAGTGCTTTTTATAGGTCTATTTGCTAACCAAAAGGCTAACTCTTATCTACAAAATTAATTATAGAACTTTTGCTACAAATTGTCAATAGTCTTGTCGCTTTTTTTCTAAATTAT